GATGGCGCGGATTTGACCGCCCAGCCGCTGTGCGAGGTCCCAGACCTGCCAGCCCTCATGGCTCAGGGGAGCGTTCAAGATTTGCGGGCAGTCCGGGCAGCGCCCTTCGCAGGCTTGGCAATACCCGTCGCCCCCGCCGAAGACCCAATCGGCGAGCGCGGTGAGGCGTTTTTTTCCGCCTCTAGCTCCAGACCCTTGGCGACATAGGCGGTCTGGAACGTCTCGAAGATCGGCCAGAGGTCGAGAAGCGCGTCGATGGCCTCGGGGCTGACTGGGATCGGGGTGCCATCCGCGTCTCCGACACCCTCCCAATCGACGATGGCGCGGGCGGCGATGGCCTTGGCAAAGATCACGGCAATGCTGTCATCGGGTAGGCCGGAGGCGATGGTGCGTAAGGCCGGATCTGTGCGGGCCGCGACCATGATGGCCGTGGTAAGGGGTTCAACCTTCACACGCACGCCCAGCTTTAGGTCAATCCATGAGGCGTCACGGGCGAGGTTCAGGCGCAGCATGATCAGTAGTCCTCGATGTCGTTGACGAGCGTAACGGTACACATCCGGCCCAAGGTTGCGTCCCTCGCGGCCTGCCAGTCGAAGGTGGCCTGGATGCCCTGTGGACCCGGGATCTCGATCCGGGGGCGTGGGAGGTAGACCGCATGTGCTGTGAAGGTGAGGCTCTCGCCCGTGGGCAGAACATAGGCGAAGGTCAAGGCGCAGGGATCGCCGGCAAGAGCCTGGTTCACCAGCACCTGATCGGCGAAGCGCACCTCGATCTTGCCGGTCAGCGCCGCGACGGAGGGGTCTGCCCCGTCGATCCGGCCGTCAGAGCGGATGGTCTCCACCCTGTCGAGATTGTTGGCATAGGTGATCTCGGCCGAGATAATGTTGCCAAGCGGCAGCCCATTGCGCGTGATCGCGCCGTTGAAATGCCCAAACCTTTGAAGGTCGAGGTCGGCCAGGGTCCCTGCTGCGGACGTGCTGGCGATGGCTTCCCCTTGAGCGACAAGGCTTGCCGTTGCGGTGAGGAGCCCCGAGCGCTGCATCTGCCAGCTGAGGCTGTCGAGAACGCATCCCGAATACATTGCATAGCGCGGCACCTCCGGCATGCCGGTCTCGATGGACATTGATGGCAGGGACCAGGCGCCCGAGCGGAACTCATGCGTGAAGGGTCCTGGTGCGGCGCCCGTCGTTACGGGCGAACCGAAGGCCGCCTTGAGCCAAAAGCCGAAGCCGGACGCGTCGATCGGTACGACCAGATTGCCGTCCGCCGTCACCGCGTCCTTGATCGGTGCCAGCGGGTCACGGCCGTAGCCCAAGAGTTCGCTGTTCAGAAGCGGCTGCTCGGATCCCAGCGTCGTGCTGGCAAAGGGCATCTTCGTGAAGCCGCCCGTGGGCGGGGTGCCATAGCTGGTCTCGAACGCAAGCGCCATCTGCGCCCGCGCACCTTGCGCACGTGCCATAGGATTAGTCCCTCATGTTCAATGAATTTGGGTGTTTGCGTCTTGCACATCCGGTGAGACGCACAGAAACTTAGCGACCTGTTATTACGACTGGCGCCGACCCCCGCGCCCGATTTGGAAAGGCACATTCATCATGACCAATCTTCCGCCGCAGAGCGCTAAACCCTCAGTCTTTGCTGCTGACCTCGAGCTTAACGGAGATGTTCGCAGCACAGGTCAGGTGGTGTTCGAGGCCAAGATCAAAGGCAACATCACGGCGAACCATCTCGTTGTTGAGGCCAGTGGCCGAGTTGACGGGGATGTCGAGGCGCGTACGGTTCGGGTCGAAGGCACAGTGAACGGCAGTCTCAACGCGACGGAGGTGACTGTTGCGCAGGGCGGCCAAGTCTCTGGATCTGTTTCCTATGGAACGCTCAGCGTCCAAGCTGGCGCAACGGTGGAGGGCGACTTGAAGAAAGTCCGTCCCGCTGGGTCCTGAACGTCAGCAGAGCGGGTCTGACACCGAATAATGCAAGGTAACCAGGATTACAGCCGCCTTTAGTCCGGCCGCACCTTCGACTGGCAGATCAACCGGACGCGGCGCTTCCGCCTCGACCCAGTCGCACAGGCCACCTAGGGTGCGGTCGACAGCGATGGCTGCACCGACGCTGGCCATTAGTGTGTCGAAGGCGGTGTCGCGAGTCGCACCCTGGACGACCGCTTCGAGTTCTGCGCGGTGCTGATAGTGGTAACGCAAAGGCGACAGCGTCACCTCGGGCTCGCCTGGCTCACCGTCCCGGAGGATCAGCAAACCTGCAGCAGGGACGCGTTCGGGAAGGACCTCGCCGCGCAAGGCAGTGGCGGGCAAGGTCGAAATCCGCGCGTGCAGCGTGGTGAGGATGGTTTCACGTGGGGTGGGCATAATGCTCGCCTGTTGAGACAACGTCTGTGCAGCGCTCGCCAAGACACTGGCCAAGATCATTGACGCGTACGGCGATTTACCGTACACGATTAGATCTGAAGGAGATCGACCATGTTTGCCATCGAGACAGTGACGCCTACCCCGGGCAAAATGGAAGCACGCAAGGAAGTGCGCATGCATCGCGCGGATGAAGAGCGTATCAAAGCCGCTGCCGCTGCCACCGGCTTACAGGAAGCCGACTTCATCCGTCAGGCAGCGCTTCTGCGTGCGCAGGAAGTCGAGCAACGCCTGTCTCTTTCGATATTGCCTGTCGGGGCGTTCGATGCCTTCAAGGCGGCCGTCGAGGCAACTGGTCAGGTCGTTCCTGGATTGGCACGTGCTGCGGCAGCATCGAAAGGCCTCCTGCAGGATGCCGGCTGAGTCTCCGGCGGACGTACCCGCGCTTACGATTGCAAAATGCGACAAGGCGCTGCATGACCGCAGCGCCTTCTCGTGTGGCTTTGGCCCCATCGATAACTTCCTGAAGTCATCGCTCTCCGATCAGATCAAAATGGGGATGGTGGCCGCTTGGATTGCGACGGCCAATAGTGATCCTGGCGTCCTAGGTTTCTACACACTCGGCGCCATGGCCGTCCGTGCAGATGTTGGACCCGACAAGTGGCAACGTGCGGGCGTGTCGGACATTCCGGTCATCTACATCCGCGCGATTGCGGTGCGCGAGGAAATGCAGGGAAAAGGCCTCGGAACGGCCCTTGTCGTGGACGCCATGCGCCGCTGCCTTAGTATCGCCAATGAGATGGGTGCTGCGGCTATCGTCCTCGACGTACTCAAGGACGATAATTTCGATCGGCGCTTCTGCTTTTATCGAGACCTCGGTTTCAAGCCCCTTATGGATCCTCAGAATCCGACGCGCCTGTTCATCTCGACGGCAGACGTTCGCGCAACGCTCGGCTGAACTGGCAACCGGCGTCACGCGCGACCTTTCTGCCAATTCGCAACGATCAGCCCAGGTACGGCGTCATGCGCCCGCTCCGCATCACGTAGCAAATCGAGACGTTTGGAAAGCTTGACCTGTGGAACAAGGAGGAAGATAGGCGCAGTCATGAGTCCTTTGCCAGTCGTCGAGCGCGACGCCACGGCAAGACCCTTCGTGTTGAGCCGCCCCTCGGCAACCAGCAGGCTGGGGCCACCTCGCCTAAAGATAAACCGCAAGCGCAGGCCGGTCCGACGCTCCCATTCGCCGGGGCTGATCCGACCGCCTCGGATCGATCTGCCCGCTGCTGGCGTCGGGATTGCCAACCAGAAGCCAGTCTTCGACCGGATCAAGGCACCTGCATCATGCGCCCCGACGATAAGCGGTGCCTTGGACCAAATGACCGCCGCCGCATTCAAGCTAGGTTTGGCTTTTGGGAACAGCTCTGAGCGGATGGAGCGGGCGAGCCTTGCGCCAAGGCCTGCAGCGGTAATCTGTCCACGCCAGGCAGTTTTGAGGCCAGAGCCCGCGTCACGGATTGCTGCGGATACTGCACGCTCGCCCGCTGTGATTTCGGCCTGCATCATCGCGACCAAGTCGGGATCAATGGCAAGATTCAGTTTCATGCTGGGGTCACGCCGGGCTAAGGTCGATGGTCCAGATCAGCCGTTCGCGGTCACGGCGCGGCTCACCCTGGATG